ACTACGTTCTTTAATAGCTTGAGAAACGTAGGTACTAAAATTATTTCTCTTAACGATATCCGCTAGTAGGACACCGCCAGAATAATTCTGAAACGGAGCAGCCATTCAGATTTACCTTTAAAAAGTTTTTTGCGATACCCTAATCACAGATAAGGGGGTCAATTTCACGGAAATTAACTATTTTGTTTGAGCCTCTTGCTTGAGCACTGCTGCAAGCTGTGGTTCTTGTTCTGATATTAGCATTTGTTGAGTTATATTGCCCGTTTTCCACGGATTTGCTTGACCTCCACCTGTATTTGCAACTGGACTAGGCTTTGCACCCATACCCGCAGCAGAACTTGGTTTAAAATGGTGTTCCCAACCACTGCCAGGATTTTTAAGACTTGTTAGATAACTTGTAAGATCCTGCTCAACACCACCATTCAAAATAACAACTTTACCTTCTGAGTTTTTCTTTAAGTTATTTTGTAATAAAGATAAAGTCTGCTCTGCATTTATAGCTCCAAGATTACTTATGGCTGCAAGTGCTGTTGTTTTTGTAGAGGCAACTTCATTTGAAGTTTTCATATCTTCTAATTGCTGAGATAACGTCATTATTTTCTGTTCTTTTTCCTGATTTGTTTTATTTGCTTCCTCCCAAAGAGTTTTCCATTGACCTTGATCCTCTAACTCTTGTTTCCTTTGCTGATCTTTTTGTTTATAAACATCATCTAATTTACTTTTAATACCTTGAAACTTTTCTTGTGCTTCAGCAGCTTCTTTACGAGCAGCAGCTATTTGAGCTTCATATTCTGCTTTTAAAGAATCAAGATTTGGAGCAGTAGGTTGTGTTGGTTGTGAAGGAGTTTCAGCCACGGGCTGTTCAGCAGAAGTCACGGACTCAGGCTGAATTACTGTTTCTTCAATCATAATTAATCTTCAATAGTAGAGGTTTTAGGAGTTGGCTTTTTCTTAGGAGTCTTTTTCTTTGACTCTGTTTTAGTTTCAACTTGAGAAGGAGCAGTAGGACAAGCAGAACCATTACCCATCCTTTCAGATAAAGTAGGCTCTACAAGTTCCCATTTATAAGTTCCGTCAGGTTGTAGAACTTTATCTAAGGATTTCGCCATAATTAAGTATGTACTTGTTTATCAGTTTACCAAACTATTCTGATTTGGCCTCATTAGCACTTGGAAGGACTTCACCCTGCACTAAAATATCTCGGAACTCTTCTCTATCAATGACTTGTTGGTCGAACAAGGAAGTTAGTGCTGTAATATCCTGACCTATTAATCTTTCAATATCAAAGTCTCTACTAATCTTTACTTCTGGTGGTTCAATACCAACATATTCAGCAGATAAATTAAATGCTTTTTGAAGTTTTTGCTCTAATTCCATAGAAACCATAGCAAGCATAGAATTAGTATCTACTCGGTCTAATCTTCTTGCATCAGCAGATTCGGCTACAAATTTTTGCTGTGACAAAGTACTGATACCTAAAGTTGCCATCTGCATTTGTAGTTCTCTTATTTCGGCAGATTGAGCATCAAAAGCACTAGAAGCTGGTTCTACATAGTAAATTCTATTACCAGGTTGTGTTGCCATCGCATAATTAACAGAAATAGCAAGGTCTTTGGTCTGATCGTCATACCCTTCCATAACAAGCATTGGTTGAGATGCAACATGCAAACTATGAATTAAATCAGCCTGTCTTTGAAAATGTGCAAGATTTAAATATGCAATATCAAGTAAAGGTGGTTTACTTACTAAATTTTCTGTTTTACCCGAATAAATAGTGACAAGAGGTATTTCACCAAGAGAAAAACTACCAGATTCAGCTAATTTATAATCTTCACCTGTAGTTCCAGTATTAAACTCTCCCGCATAAGAACCATCATCAATGTCATACATCGCATCAACTTGATCTGTTTTACGAAAAACTCTATACCTACCAGGTTCTATAACTCTTACTTGATCGAATACTTTTTCACCAAAATCACCATCTGGCAATACCGCCTTTTCACCTAGTCTCACTTGTATCAAATTACCATAATTAGATTCTCTATCCAATCTCCAACCATATAAATTATTAGGATCAACTTCTATCCAATATGGCCTACGATTCTGTTGACGTTCTTCTGCAAGGCTAACAGCACCAGAAGGTGCAGGATAATCAACAAGAATATGACTTTGACCATAAGTTAATGAACACATTAATATCCTTCTTGCATATTCATCTAAATCTGATTTACAACCATCAACATCCATTTTAAACATTTCAGTCCAATAAGGATCACCAGTTAATGCTATTGGTTTACGAAGAACTAAACCTGTAGCTGCTCTTATTAATCTTTGTGTAAAAGGACTAAATACTGCCCTATTTACCCTTGCCATGTAAGCAGTGAAATCTTCTCTAGGTTCTAATGGCAAAAACGCTTCACTATTCTCTCTTAAATATTCTGTACCTTCAGTAACAGCTTTCATTATTTCCCAACCCTTCATCATATTTATAACAGCCCTAGTTTTAGTAAAAGGACTATCTATACCACCTATAGATGTAGATGTTTGAATTTTTGTTCTAATCTCGCCAGGAATTGAATAAGTCATTGATTAGCACCTCCATCTTTTAAGAGCTAAGTTTATTCTGCTATTTGGATCATTTTTCTTTTTAATATTAGTCATTTTTCTCTTCATACCTTCCATCCTAGAACAAAAACTCTTTCTTCTTCTTTTTTCTGACTCTGTTAATCCACTCTTTTTAGTTACTGGTGCTTGTAAATTACTTCCTGTAGCTCTGTTATATTTTCTTCGTCCTTTAGCAGTCAGCCCACCTTTCCTAGACTTTTCACCTCTTCCTAAAGTTAAACTGACTCCTCTTCTTTTAGCCATTACTTTCCTTTTTTCCTCATGGCTATTGCATGTGCCTGCATAAATGTCTTGCCCTTTAACATCTCTTCTTTCATTATTTTCATGTGCTGTGCAGTATGAGTACCCTTCTTTTTATGATTTGCTAAAGCAGTCTTCTGCCTATCTGTAAGTTGTTTTTTAACTTTCATTTCTTTTTCCTCTTTTTTTTCTTGGAACGTAATTTTTTAAGATCAGCAGCCGTGATCTTATCTCTCGGTGGAGCAACCGCAGCAAGCTTACGTTGCTTTGATGAGTAAGATCCTTTAGGCATTATGCAGCGTTAGTGATAGCACCATTAGTTGTAAAACTTACACTAACTGTTTCTAAATCACCAGTATTAGCAGAAAATGTAGAATTACTTACTATGCCAGAAAAACTTATTTTTTTAGCACCAGTCGTATCAAAAAATAATTCAAACTGTGCATCACCAGCATCTTCTGTAGTTAAGACATCTGCCAATAAATTTGCAGTCTCATTACTACTCGCTGCTGTATAAAGAAAATCAATAGTGCCAGAGCCAGAAATTAATCCACCAACATTTGCTCTTGATGTATCTCCATGAGCAGTAACATCTAAAATATCTTTAGTTACATCAAGTGACCAAGCTGTAGTTGAGACTATTGCTTCAGTTGTACCAGAAGAGTTCTTAAATTTAACAGAACCTTCCTCTCCACGAAAAAATGCCATAATTATAAGAAAAAAGAGTATTTAAAATTATTTTAACTTGTAGTTGACTTTTTTACAGTACCTTTACTGTTATTCCTCATATATTGTTCACATCTGGGATCCCAAAGAGCAGGATTTCGCTTGCCTTTTACTGCTTCGATAGCATCAAGCATCTCATCGGTGATTTCAATCATTTTTTCTTCCTTTTTGTTGTTTTTTTAGTAGATTTTTTCTTTTTGTTCTTACGAACAGCAGAAACATAACCCATACACCTACTCATAGCAGCAGATTTAGCCATGTTCAACTCCTTTTTTTAGTTTTTCTACGTCTATGTTGATAGGATATCTTCTTTTTACCAGTTTTTTCACGTTTAAACCTCTCTTTCTCACTTTTCGTCATCTCTCCTACAGTCTTAGGTGTCTTACTTGATACACGTTTACTAGGACGACAGGCAGGATAACCACGTTTTTCACCTTTTGAACGACCACAAGGTTTACCAGTTTTTACATCAACCCAATTTTCTTCAAACCAACGTGTTAAACCACCTTTGGCTCTAGTATTGGGACTACTTTTTTTTCTTTGTGGCACTTTTCTTTCTCTCCACTCTATAAGTTCCACCACGCTTTTTATATTCTCGGACTAACCAAGCATTAGCGTAGGCAGAAGGATAAACGCAGTTCGTCCTAATGTCTCAGGTTTCGCCAAGTTAAATTGTTGCAGACAAAGATAACCAAAAGCATCAAACGCATGATCCACACCTAAATTCTTATTAGGTAAACCAGTATTAGGTGCATAAGTTAATGTCCTAAGTGCTTTTATTAATTCTTTACAACGAGGATGTATAAGTGTCCTCCTCTCGCCATTAGCATCAAACAGAGCAGTATTAACAGCAGTGATCTTATCTCTGATCTTCCACGGACTTCTAGGACTCATAACAGTAAAACCAGACCTTCTAAGTATCGTATGATCTGTTACTCCTACCCCTGATGTCTTTCTTGCACTTCCAGTGGGGTCTGGACAGGCAATAATTCTACGGTCCACTCCATATCTTCTCGTAACCTCTTCTGCAAAGTCCCATGTAGTAGCACCTCCTGTAAGCATGATCTCATCAAAAACATAAAGCGTATCATTATGCTTCACAGCACAGATTCCCGCCATAGGATCTACGTTGAAATCCAGCCCAATTAACAAGGGAAGCATGTGTAAATCTGCTACTTCCTTATCAATATTGTCATCAGCAAAGCTAACAGCCACCAAACCAGTTAAATTCTCAAAACTTGCTTCAAATTCCTGTCTAAACGTCCTCGCATCTAACTGCCCTCTAGCAGCTTCAACCTCCTCTTCCTTTACATTACCCCCCTCTACCGTAGTAAAACTCCATCTTTGCCAATCATCCCATTCCTGTTCACCACAAAAGCACCACATATCATAAAACCAACTAGCAGTTCCATCAGGTGTACTAATAAACAAAGCCCAACCTTGTTTATCAGCCAACGCAGGTCTTATAACCTCAGCCCATACATCTCTATCCATAAATGCCGCTTCATCCAAAACAACACCAGCTAAACTTCTTCCTCTCAATGCCATAGCATTTTCAGTTCCCTTCAACTCAATACTTGACCCATTTATCAAATCCAGTCTTAAATCTGTCTCATTCTTACTCTTGACCCACGTTCTAGGAGTCAACCTCTTCAATTCCTTCCATGCAATATCCTTCGCCATCCTATAAGTTGGCGCACAATAAAAATAAACCTCATTCGGCCTATTTATAGCTCCTCTCAATAGCTCAATACAACTCAAATAACTCTTTCCAAACCTTCTACCCGCCACCAGTACCCTAAACCTCTTATCACTATTAAACACTTCCCC